GATTATTCCTGTTGTTGGTGGTGCGGGTAAAACGTTCCAAGCCATCGGAAAGATTGTTTTGGGTGCGGCGTTGATCGCGCTGGCCATCGCTGGCGCTGGTACGTTTCTTGGTCCCATTGCAGTTTCACTCTTTGCTACGGTCGGCAGTTCGTTAGTGCTGGGCGGTGTTGCACAGCTTCTAACCCCAACCCCGCAGCTCGGAACAGGTCAAACTGATCTAGACGGCTCCAAAGACCCCCGCGAGTCCTACAGCTTTAGCGGCATCCAGAACGTCTCAAGGCAAGGTCTACCAATCAGTTTGATTTACGGTGAAACGGTCGTCGGCTCTATCGTTGCTTCGGCAGGCATCGACGTTGACAGGAGGAAGAAATAATGCCGATCGAGGTACGCGATAATCTGAACAACAATTCCTATGTCCGCTTTTTGGACGTATGGGGCGAAGGTGAAGTCGCTGGACTAGCAACACCTCTGCGTCAAAGCATCACCAACTCCGGCCAACTAGCCGCAGAGCAATTAAAAGACATTTTTGTCAATAACACTGCGATTCTGCGGAGTCAAGCAACCGTATTGGCTGGTACTTACAGCCAACAGTTTTCACGCGGGACATTATCTGCAACCTATACCAGCACCGACGAGATCATCACAGTCACCACTGTAGGCGGCGTCGCGCATCAATTTAAGGAACAGGATGAAGTATTACTGACATTCACTACAGGTGACGCCGCCACTGATATTTACGTTATTCAAGAAGTCACTGGTTCCAGTAGTTTTACAGTCACTAACCTCAACGGCGAGGCAACGAGCGGAGACGCATCTATTACTGGTCTTGCCGACGAAATTGTTGTAACCACAACTACCACTCATGGATACAACAACAAGGACAAAATTGTTTTGGTTATTGGTTCCGGGGAGGCAGTAACTTCCACCGTCACTATTCGAGAAGTAACCTCAACGACATTTGTAGCCGATGCCACAACGTCAGAATTAACAACCGGCGAAGTAGGCGTCGCACCACTAGAAGATTTTAACTTCAAGAGCACTGAAGTAACCACACGCCTTGGTACGGCTGATCAAACAACAGTTTTAGGTTTTGATCAAGTTGAGTCCGAGACCAGTGTCAACACCAAGGTTGAATATGGAGTTCCGGTCACAAGGACCTTAACCAACCCCAACACTGACGCAGTGCGGGTGACTGTCAGTGTCCCGGCATTACAGACTCTTGCGGATAACGGTGACATTCTTGGGGCACGCATCGAGCTCGAAATCTCGATCGCAGAGGCTGGCGGAGCTTTTGAAACAGTTATTCGAGACACGATAAAAGGTCGCACACCGGATGTGTACCTTCGGGACTACGAGATCAATCTGCAAGGCCGCAATTTTCCTGTTGATGTTCGCGTATCGCGGTTAAGTAAGGACAGTACAAGTTCAAAGCGCGTCAACGCCTTTTCTTGGTTGAGCTACATCAGTATCATCGACACTCGTCTGCGTTATCCCCACACGGCATACGCAGCAATCCGACTGTCTGCCGAAGAATTCAGTTCAATTCCCACCCGTGCTTATCGCCTACGTGGTCGCAAAATAAGTATTCCCAATAATGCCACAGTCGACAATGAAACAGGAGCCCTAATTTACAGCGGCACATGGTCAGGCGTCTTTTCCGGTACAAAGGTTTGGTGTTCAGATCCTGCGTGGTGTCTGTGGGATTTGTTGACTGACTATCGCGGTGGCACGGGCAATGAATTAAACACCACTTTGCTAGATAAGTATGCGTTTTATAGCGCCAGTGTTTACTGCAGCGCTCTAAACACTTATCTGACTGACGGTCGATCTGGCACAACTAATGATTACGACCCTGTAACCGGCAAGCATGGTCTGCCTGACGGCAGAGGCGGTTATGAGCCACGTTTTTCCTGCAACCTCAACATCCAAGCGCAGGAGCAGGTTTACAACGTAATTGGAAATATGTGCTCGATTTTTCGAGTCATGCCGTACTGGGCAACTGGAACACTAACAATTTCGCAGGACGCCCCACAGGATCCCGTTTACCTGTTCACGCTGGCCAACGTCAGTGAGGACGGATTTAGCTATAGCAGCGCAAGTCAAAAGACTAAACCTAGCGTTGTACTGGTCAAATACCTAGACCTTGAAACCCGCGACGTTGCCTTCGAGCAAGTTGAGGATGCTGCAGCAATCAACCGCATCGGCATTGTCTCTGAAGAAGTCGAGGCAGTCGGTTGCACCAGCCAAAGCCAAGCCCGCCGCGTCGGTGAATGGTTTCTCTTCACAAACACCGAAGAAGCAGAGACGATTGGCTTTACTACAAGTGCTGACGCTGGCGTTGTTGTACGCCCTGGCGACGTAATTGCTGTCAGTGATCCTGTCCGAGCGGGTGGACGTTTTGCTGGACGCATTACCTCTGCAACCACAACCACAATCACAGTTGACGACTACGCAGGCTTACCCGCTTCTGGTGGCGATCTATCCGTCGTTATGCCTGACGGCACGGTAGAGAAAAACCCTGTCAGCACGCAGACCGGAGGGGTTATCACGCTATCCAGCGCATTGAGCACTGTTCCAAACGCAAACAGCGTATGGCTGTGGGAAACCAGCAGCGTTCAATCCTCGACCTGGCGCGTCATCTCTATTGCTGAGAAGGATGGCGTGAACTATGAAATCGCCGCTCTCGCCTACAACTCAAGCAAATACGACTACATCGAACGGGAGCAGGCTTTGCAGAGCCGTGATGTCACGGCTTTGGACGATGCCCCGGCTACACCTACCGGCCTGACCGTTACCGAAACGTTATACACGTTCCAAAATCAAGTTCTGGCTAAGGTCATTGTTTCTTGGGAGAGCGTCAATCGGGCTACAGAGTACCGGGTCAACTACGCCAAAGATGACGACAACTTCACGTCAGTTACAGCCACTGGCACCAGTTACGACATCTTGAATATCTCACCAGGTGAGTTTGACATCGAGGTCTATGCCGTCACTGGTGCAGGCCTGGAATCAAACGCCCCGGCCACTGCAACCTTTGAAGCGCAAGGCAAAACCGCACCACCAGCCAACGTCACCGGGTTCACAGCAACTGTTGACCCTGACATCGGTGTGACGCTGACCTGGACAGCCAACAACGAGCTGGATCTGCAGGGCTACGAGATCTGGCAAAACGCTACCTGGGGCAGCGGCACAAAAATCGGTGTGTTCAGCACAACGCAGGCCAAGATCGGCCAAGTCCCTGCGGGTACGACAACTTGGACTATCAAGGCGCTTGATACGTCTGGCGTGTACTCGGTCAACTCCACCAGTACGTCAGCCAGCATCAGCGGCCCTGAAGCTCCGTCATCGCTTACAGGAACCATTGTTGGACCGGACCTCCGGTTGAACTGGTCTGAGGTCAACGGCACACTGGCAACTTCTGCATACCAGATTCGCTACGGCACCACTGCAGACGAAGCCGAAGACTTCGAGGATCTGCCAATCTTGGGCACAGTGCAGGGAACCAGCTTCCTGCTCCCTGTCGACTGGGGTCAAACCCGCCGATTTTTTGTCGCCGCTGTTGACATCAAGGGGAATATCGGCTTTGCCTCCTTTACTGACTCGACCATTGTCGACCCCACTCAGCCCAGCATTGTGCCGACAGTCGTCGACAGCAACGTTCTGCTGTCTTGGAACGACTGCACTCAAACACTGCCTCTCAGCAGTTATCAAATTCGCAGAGGTTCATCGTTTAGCAGTGCCACTATTATCGGCAGCAAAAACGGTGAGTTCACCACAGTTCTTGAAACCACTGCAGGCCTAAAAACTTACTGGGTGGTCGGCATCGACTCCGCAGGCAACCTAGGCACGCCGGGTAGTGTTCAAGTTCAGGTAGACGCGCCCCCGGATTACACCGTGTTTTACGACGCGGATAGCAGCCTTGGTGGCACTTTGACCCAAGCCGTACTTTCGGATGGGGCGCTGTACCCAATGATTGATACAACGCAGACTTGGCAAACTCACTTCACCGGCAACGGATACAGCACGCTGCAAGATCAGGTCACTGCAGGCTTCGATCTGTACACGCTGCCTTCTGTCAATTCAGGTAGCAGCTACGAAGAGGAATTTGACATCGGCTCTGTTGTCAGTGGTTCTGCCACTTTCGTCCTGGAATATCAAACCTTAAGCGGATCTACTGTCGTGACGCCAACTTTAAGTGTCAAAGAATTAGCGGGAGATCCTTGGACTGATTACAGCGGTGTGAGTACACAGTATGCCAATGATTTTCGCTACGTTAAAATTAACTACGCCTTTAGCGGTAGCGGCAACAACGACAGCATAAAAGTCACTCACCTAAACCTCCGCGTTGACAGAAAACTGAAGAGTGAGAGTGGCGAGGCAACCGCAAACAGTGCTGATCCGGGCGGAACCACGGTGAACATCATCGGCACGTTTAGCAACATTGACAGCGTGACCGTGACTCCTACTGGTACGACTGCCGCAATCGCCACTGTTGATTCGATCACCACCAGCAGCTTCAAGGTGCTTCTCTTCGATACCAATGGGACTAGAGTGAGCGGGAATTTCGGCTACATTGTTAGAGGCAGCTAGGCATGGCGAACGCCAACTGGAACGATCCGCAGCTCAGCTCGACTTATACGGACTTTGTCTCTGAGGTCAAAGATCGGGACGAAGACGTAGCCACACAATTTCAGAGCACAACTGCCACCAACATCCCAACCAATGCAGTGCAGTGGGATGCTAGCGCCGGACGTTGGAAGAAGTATACCGGCGCCGTTTGGGGCGAACTCGCAACCAATTACAAACTAACTTCGCTTGAAGTCACAGGCACTACAAAGCCTGCAAACGGTCTTTATCTACCGACTGCAAACACCCCAACTTTTACAAGCAACAGCGTTGAACGCTTGCGTTTTAGCTCTGCTGGTGCATTCGGTCTAAGTGGCGCAAATTACGGCACTGCAGGTCAAACAATCACTAGCAATGGAACCGGCAGCGCTCCGACGTGGCAGACGCCTTGGCTTTTCGCAAGTATGGCAGTCATTTGCGATTTGAAAGCTACAACAGTTGACGGAGGGAGTTTTACGTCAGGAGCGTGGCAGACACGCGATTTGAACACAACAATTTTTGATGCCGACGGCATTGTCACTGTTTCCTCTAATCAATTTACGCTTGGCGTTGGCACTTATACCATCGAGTTTTCTGCACCTGCGTTTGATTGCAGCAGGCATCAAGCGCGTCTGTACGACATCACGGCAAACGCAACTGTTGCCTCACATACTGGCATTGCAGGCAACGGTATTTCGCAAGCGGCGTCTGTTAATTCGTCTTATCCCTCGCAAACGTATGCGGTTGGCAATGCCCGCATCACAGTTTCGTCGGGCACGCGCACCTATGAAGTCCAACACAAGTGCAATGTCACTAAAAACACTAATGGATTTGGTATTGCTACTGATATGGGTGAAGACGAGCTCTACACCGTCGTCAAAATCTATAAAGAGGCAGGTTGATGGCAGCGAGGTCAAGAACCGCCTTGGGGCGAGTTGATCACAAGCCCGGCAAGCCCAAAAAGACGCGCCAAGGTCAAGGTCAGCACAGTGTACCTAGTCACGGACGCAAGAAAACACGCGGTCAGGGTCGTTAGGTTATAGGCAGTGTTTCGTCTGCTAAGTAAATGGACGCCGAAAAGTTAAAGCTGTGGAGAAAAGTAAAAGAGGGCTTAGAAAAAGCTGGCAAGACTGACTGCGATTACTACCGCCGGGCTGTTGTAATCCTGCGCGGACAGCCAGATCCATGGCGCCCGCCTTCGATAGACTGAGCAGAAGGTCAGCTCCACCGCCGTGGACTTTTTCTCTGGAATTGCCACGGTAATCATTTCTGCCGGGGTTGGTGCGTTGTGGCGTATCGACAAACGCGCCGGGATCATGGAAGCCCGTTTAGGTTTAGTGCTGGAACAGATCACTGCGCTTCGCAGCGATCACAAAGAACGTCTCGACGACCACGAGCGCCGACTCCGCAACCTCGAAACAAAACTGTGACAACCATCGTCCACGCGACGCATTTTGAAGGCGGCTACTCCTTGGAGCAACTGGAGAACGAGCGCAACGAGATCTACTACCGGGCCTGCAAGGACAGCATCTGCCGCTACGCAGAAGATGAGTACATCGCCCGCATGTACCTAGAGGGTATGGGCTGGGACCCTACGCAGCCTCCGCTGTAGCTGGATCAATCCACTCCTCAATCTCAATCTCCAGTCGCTGATCCCAGAAGTCCTGCTCCCTAAACCACTCCCGCCACTCACGGCTTGCCTTTCTGACATTGCACGACAGGCAGGCGGGAATCAAATTCTTGGGATGAGTATGCCCGCCCTTGCTCTTAGCTAGTACATGGTCCAGTGTGGCTGATCGTCCTAAATCACTGTTGCAGTAAGCGCACCGATTACGCCACCGCCAAATAATTTCTTGCCTAAACCTTAACTTGGCCTCTTTTTTATTTAAGTATTCGCCATCTTTGATCTGATGGTCCATACCCAGCAGTGGCTATTTGAAAGGTAGCCGGAGAAACACTTAAACGCTGGCCCTTCTTATCTAGTACAGCTAAACTTTTGTAAGACTCCATTTTCGTATGGACCAAGCCACCGCCTTTGCAATCATTGCTTTGCTTGTCGCCTGTGGCAGCGAAGTTATCGCCCTGCTCCCCATCCGCGAAAACAGCTGGGTCCAGCTTGCCCTCAAACTGCTGAAGACCGCCTTCCCAAAGCAGTAGGCGCCGACGTCACTTGGCTGGTGCGATTTGGCGATAGAGGCTGGCGCGATCACATGCGGCAGTGGGCACGCGATTACAAGTTCAACGCCACACTCAAACCCCGACTAGATCGCACCATCGAGGACTGGCACCAAGCACAGCCCGAAGCACTCAAACCTGTGGTGAGAGAACACGCTGACGGAGGTTTCAGTATTCACGCTCCCTGGTCTGATGGCGCAAAACAAGATCCGCCTAGCTGACCTCTTCCGCTACTACAAGGCATTGCCCCATCAAATGGCGGCAGTGAATGAGCTGGAAGAGGCCATCACCAAAGCCAACCCCCACATCCTTGGGCGTGACCAGGGCTGGTTCAAGACTTGGAGCGTGGCCGGCAAACAGACCAACTTCCCCAACAGCTGGGAAGGTGTACTCGAAGCCGCCCGAGTTGCTGGCGCAAAATTCCCAGAACTTGTCGCTGCCCAATGGGCACTGGAATCCGGCTACGGCAAACACGTCTCTGGCCGCAATAATTTCTTCGGTCTCAAGGGCGATGGCACCGCCACCAAAACCCAAGAGTTCATCAACAACCAATGGATAACGATTACTGACAGCTTTATTGACTTTCCCGATCTTGCCTCCTGCGTTATCTATCTCGTCGATCGCTGGTACAGGGACTACAAGAAATACAAGGGCTGCAATAACTGCAGCACCCGTGAAGAGGCGGCGAAGTGGTTAGTGAAAGAGAGCTATGCGACCGACCCCGCCTACGCCGAGAAACTAATCAAGCTGATGAACCAGCACGCTGGAGCTGAACCAGCGATCAAACCCCACGAAAAAATCCTGCGCGTTCCCTACGAATATCAGCTTGGAGCAGATGACGGCCCGCAAGGTTACCGCCAGTGCTTTAGCTCCAGCTGCGCGATGGTGGCCCGCTATTACGGCAAGATCTCGGGCGACTACGAGTACAACAAGATCCGCGCCCGCTTTGGGGATAGCACCAACCCTCAAGCCCAAAAGGCTGCCCTGCACTCACTGGGACTGAAGGCCGAGTTTGAGATGGACGGCACCGCCGACATGTTGGTGGAGGAAATCTCAAACGGTCATCCTGTTGCTGTTGGCTGGCTCCATCGCGGCCCCGTCAATAACCCAAGCGGCAGCGGCCATTGGACAGTGATACGCGGTTTCACCCCAACCCACTTCATCCACAATGATCCTTACGGCGAGGCGAACCTTGTCGCAGGTGGGTATGTCAGCCACAAAGGCGGCGCCGGAGTTGCGTACTCCCGTAAAAACTGGTTACCGAGGTGGCTCGTGGACGGACCAGACACGGGCTGGTACATGAAAATTCGCCCATGACGCCATGCGCCCCCTGGAACACTCCACCGAATCCTGCTTCCACAAAGCCGCCACCGATCAATGGTTAGTGGAACGCTTTAACTCCGGCGACTACCGAGGTTTGCTGGAAGCCGCGCTAATCCTCAACACCCTCCACCAGCTGGAGAGAACAAAAGCCACTTGGGCTATCCACGAAGCAGCGGACAACCTAAGTGGCTTGTACGGACTAGACCGAGATTCAGCCTAGTTTCTGCAGGGTGTACTTCTGGTACAGCCCGGTGTAGGTGCCGTGCAGAGGATGGCTGAGCTGATCACGGCCATCCTTAAAGAACAGCTCATCGAGGTAGTCAGCCCGTGCCGTGTCGACAGCGGCCTTGGTGAAGTTGATCTTGGGAGGAGGCGTCATTTACCTTCGGCAGATTTCTTGCGTCGCTTCTCCACCAGGCTGGGACTGGTGTGCGAACGAGCCAGCTTAGGTTTTTTGGCCGCTTTAGGCGGCACATCCACCCGGCAATTCGGATAACGATTCTTGGCAAACTCAATCGCCTGCTGGAGCGACTCCGCCCGAATCAAGTCCCGCATGGCCCCCTGACCACCGATCCAGATCATCAACTCGAACAGCTCGGACCTTTCTGCACTGGTGCGAGACCGACCTTCCCCCAGCCGCTGCGACTTCTCAAAGTCGTCCTTCCACTGGAGCACTGCGTTATTCATCAGTTGCGGGGATAAACGGGTTCAGTAACGCTGTGAATGGCCACTGGGCTGTCGGTCCAGTTCGCCACAGCACGAGCAGCCATAAGAGCTTTTTCATAGTTGGGCCAGCTCGACGCATCTTCCTTGATGCGCGTCACTTCAATGCCTTTGTCACCGCCGTACATCGCTGTGAGCCAGCGATCTCCGACCATGACGACGTAGCGAGTCATCTCAATTAAAAATTTACTGTGTAATCCTAGTGATTTTACCGCAAGTGAGCCAGACTATTGACCACTGCGACTGAGTCTTATGCGTCTTCTGCTGACTCCTTTTTGTCTTGCTTGGAGCGCAATCTGCCCTCTACCCGCCGTTGGACTGACTCTTTCCACACCTCCTCATCAGCTGCTTTCGCACTGTCGTAATCCTGAGGCTGGATCTGAGACAGTGCCGAGTACACAAACTCCCGAAGCATCCCAGTCACACGCACACCGCGCTCCTTTGCCAACTTCTCAGCCAGCTTGTAGCGATTGGTGTCCAGAAGAAGCTGGCAATAAATTTTCGACCCGTGCTTCAGGGGCATCGCTGGTTCTCTAGTCTCCTACACAATAGCATACTGAGACACAGTAGACCTACCAGCGCACATCCCGATCCACGCCTTTCCGCCACGCATTGGCCTGGGCCACCCGAGCCCCACCCCTCTGCTTGGAGCACCCTTTACGGATGCCCCGTGCCCACTGCAGGAACGCCGCAGCCCGCTGTAGATCCGCCGTCTTCGCCAGCCGAATCTCCTTATACAGCCACTCCAGCATCATCTCCCTGCCGGTGCGACTCATTGGACCCGCTCTTCGACTAGATCAACCACACGCTTAATCGCCAGGATCCGGTGGTCGGGGTAGACCCGCCGGGTGTACTGCTGGGCCGTATAAACATCCGGGGCTTCCATATAGATGTTCTCGGTCGCCCCGTGTTTCGGATAAAGCGTCACTCGATATTGGGTGAGCTTGATTGGGTTACTTGGCGTCGAGCCAACTGCTTCCGACATGAGCTTCTGCCAGTGCTGGAACGTCTCCTAGCCACTCTGCCTCGGCCTTTTCCATAGTGGTTTGAAGAATTTCAGCCCATTTCTCGGCTACATCTTCACGAGCGACGAGGATGATTTCGTCATGCACGACCCCGGACAGCCGAACTTCATCCTCACCGGCCTGGAACAGTAACGGCCAGAGCATCCCCAGGGTCCGCTTGAGAACCGCCGCGCCAGCAGCTTGTATCGGCGTGTTACAGCGCGTGGTGAGTTTGTTGTGGTCGCCCGGAAGAAACCGCCGGAGGTTCGAAACGCGCACCCGGACCTGACCAACTCCCTTAGTCGTGTCAGCCGCATGAGCAGCTCGACGCTGCCATGAGTTGATGCCCGCATAAGCAGCGTGGAACTTCTGGCGGACTTCCGATGCTTCATCCAGATCCATTTCGATACCCATCCCAGCGGCGTATTGCCTGAGGCCCTTTGCGCCCGATCCATATAGAAGTCCAAAATTGGCCGACTTGGCGATCTGACGCTGCTCCTTGGTGACAGCCTCCTCGGGCACGTCGTAGATCTCCATCGCAGTCAGCGTATGCAGGTCCAACCCGTCTTGGAAGGCTCCAATCATTAGTTCATCCTGTGCTTCTGCCGCAGCCAAGCGCAACTCCATCTGCGCGAAATCCGCCACCACCATCTTCCAACCAACAGGAGCTTGAACACAGATCCTGAACCGTGGATCCCTGGGCACCTGTTGCAGATTGGGATTCCTGCAACTCATCCTGAAAGTGTCAGCCCCGGCCTGCATATAGCTGGCACGGATATAACCATCCGGCTGCAAGTGATTGATCAGCGTCTCAACCATCTGGCGCCGCTTCTCAACCTTCTTCCACTTCAAGTACGTGCGAATAACCGAGTGCTCCGCCACGTACTGCTGCATAGTGACCCGATCCACGCTCGGCTTCTGGGTCTTCTCACTGACTGGAACCTGCCCCAGGATCACAGTGAATTTCTGCCGCAGCTGTGCTGGCGAGTTGATGTTGAACCCGGCCAGCTTTTTAGTCCCAGCTCGAACAGAACCCTCTGCCTTAGGCCGCAGATTCAGTGACCCGTCGGGATCACGCGGCAGCTTGTGCTCCTCCGGCAGCGCCTCATCCAACTCCTGAATGAACTGCTCACCCAGCTCAACCTGCTCTTTGCCGAGATCCTCCTGCAGCTGGAGCAGCAGCTCTTTGTCAAACGGCAGGCCATTCCGCCAGAGCGAAGCCATCGCCGGCAATGCAATGCACTCCAACATCCAGGCTTTATGTAGGCCGCCAGTGGCCATCATCTGCTGGATCGGGTTGTAAAGCTCCATCAGCACGCGCACGTCATTGGCGCCGTACTCCAGCTGCGACATGGATAGTTCCGCCGACCAATCGCTGCGCTGCTCTTCCTTACTCAGCTCCTGCTTGAGATACCGCTTCACCACCGACCGGAGCGTGTGCGGGCTCTTCGGCAGGACCATGCCGTTGGTCAAAACCCGGCTGGCCAGCATGGTGCAAAACACCATCCCGCCGGGATAAATCCCGTGCGCCTGCAGCCACCCCAGGTCAAACACCGCATTGTGGGCAACCCACTTCCGCGACTCCGCAAAGAACTGGCGCAGCGTGTCCCAACCTGCGTCGTCTAAGTCCCAGCAATCAATCACCACCGGCGCCCGGTTGTGGGTAGCTAGCTGGAGCAGCCGCATCTTGCCCTCGGCGGGCTGGAGCTGGGTGGTCTCGCAGTCAAACGCGACGACCTCTGCATCCTGCAGGGTGTCGAGGTGCTGCAGGCCAAGTAAGAAGTTCACGCCAAGTTAGGCAACCGAACCCTTACTCTAACACACTAATAGACTCCCGAGCGGGGCAGTCCTCCGCGTACACCGACCCAGCCTCCGGGATACCCAGCAAACACTTGTGCTCCCAGTGGATGCAATTCCTGCAGCTGGCACCCCCATCAAGCCGGGCGTACTTACGCATCATCACCTCGCGTTTCAACTCCATCCGCCCAGCTGGAGTTTTGTTGTAACACTTGCAGCAGTAGATCGGATTGCGAGTGTTTTTGCCACAGCTGTAACAAAGCCGCTCATTGATTTTCAGTGGAAGTGTGGTCATGAGAAGTGAACGTCAGATACATCTTTGAGAAGTTCAAGTCCCCAATTCGGGACATGTTTTATTGCACCGGCAGAGATAATTGTTTCCACCGAGAAGAACACGAAATCGCAGTCCAAACACTTACGTTTTCGTACCTTCTGCCTGTCAGTGCTGTTTCTAGTTAGAACAACACGAGTGCGGCGACTTTCCGCCCCACAGTAAGGACAGTTCATTCAACCCAAGCCCAGCATTTCCTTTTACAGATACGCCAAGCGTGTTTTTCATCTACATCAAACTCATAAGCCAGATCTCTGTAGCTCCAGCCGTCTTTCTGCATTTTCCGCATGTGTCGAACTAAGTCGGGAGTCAACACAGCGGCGTAATTTTCCTCGCCACGTTTGAAAAGCGCACCAGGAGGCGGCTTCAGGATTTTCTCGGTTTTGACAACCAACGGGTGAGCAGTTCCTACGTTGTTTTTGAGTTCTTCTAAAAGTTCGTAACACAGGGAGCGGTAACTAGCGCCCCCTAAGGGATCGTGATTAGTCATTTGTCGAGATAAGCCTCCGATGCCAGCTTGTTGACTAGGCGGTTGAGATACCACTGGGCTTTTCGCGCATCCTCATAGGGATCGCGCTTTAACCACATCCGACTGATGTACTTGATAACCTGCCATTGGAGGCCACCAAGCACAGCATCGGGCGCGGCCTTCACCCAGTCTTCCAAAACATCAATCACTTCAGTTTTCCCAGCCGTGTAGTGACTGGGGTGATTGACGTTATCCACGACCGAGAAGTCCGAGTCGTTCATCATCCTTTAGAGGCTTGAACTTTGAGGTCGCCCTGATAGCGCCCGGTCACTGAGTACGCCTTATTAGGCAGGAGTGACATCTTGTGGAACACAATCTGTCCAATCCGCATCCCTGGCCACAGTGGGACCGGATGCATCGACCGAGCGTTCTGCAGCTCCAAGGTGAGCCGCCCGGCATAACCGGGATCGACATACCCAGCCATCAAATGCTCGATACCCTCGCGGGCTCGACTCGATTTGAGGGCCAGCTGCCCAGCGACAGCATCAGGAATCTCGAAACGTTCCAGCGTTTCAGCCAGCACGAACTCATGTGGCTGGAGCATGAACGGTTTTTCCTTCGTGTGCCCAGCAATGGAGTACGGGACCATTGCGGGAGTGGAGGGAATCTCAACTAGAAGGTTTTCGCCAAGCCGAACGTCCAGGCTGGCCGGATTGACCAGCTCTGGATCGTAAGGATTGACCATTCCACGCCTAGCGAGACAAACAATCTCGAAGTCGG